CGGCGATGCCGTCACGCTGCGCGGCCCCACCTCGAGCGGCAGCCCCGCCGGGACCGACTGGCAAGAGGATCTCACCGGCAGCGCGGGCGGCTTCTTGCGCCCCGCGCGCAGCGCGGTGTGGCCGGTAGCCGACAGCGAGAGCATCTCGCCTGTGGTCATCACCTACACGGCCGGGTGGGCAAGCAACGCCGTGCCCGCCGACATCATCCACGCCCTGCTCTTCGCGGTGGCCGATCTCTACGACACCGCCGGCAGCGCCGACCTCACGGTGTTCGGCAAAAATCTCACCACCCGCGTGAGCCTCATTAGCCCCTATATCCTCAATCGGTGGTATCTATGAGCGAGCGAGTTTACTGTGAACTTTTGGTTCATCTCGAAAATGGCAAGTTTGTTTTGCGTGACGATCGCGGATTACCTGTAAGAGGTGTTCGCAAGCTGAATATCACGCAAGCAATTAACGAGGTAACTTCATTGGCGGTCGAATTGGTTTCTAGGGCTCATTCTCTATCACCCAATCAGACGCGCCATTTAATCGAGGCCATTAATGAGGAAGTGCGCGACGGCGCAAAGTTGGACCTGAAATGAGGTTCATCTGTTGGCTGTGGAGCGGCGGCGGCTTCTGGAAACCCGTGGTCAAATACGGGCCTCGCCATGTCGAGGTGCTCGCCGCGATGTTGCATCGCCACGGCGGCCATCATCTCACCTGTATCCACGACGGGACGTTCCAACTCCCGCGACATATTGACGCAGTGCAGATGCCGGAATACGTAGCCAGCATGCCGGACTATCTACCCAAGCTGTGGGCATGGTCGCCGGAGCTGCAGGCCATCATCGGCGAGCGCTATGCCAGCATTGACCTCGATGTGGTGGTGCTGGCCGATCTCGCGCCGGTCCTGGCTGGACATCCCGTCATCTTGTGGGATGAGGCAGTGGGTGAGCCCTACAACACCAGTCTCTTTGCGGTGGAGCCGGGCAAAGGTCAGGAAGTGTGGACGTATTTCACACCGGAGCGCTTGCAGCGCGCGCGGCGCGCGGCGGCCCGGTGGACGGGTGACCAATCGTGGGTGGCCCATGTGCTCGGCCCGCGCGTGCCCACCTTCGGTGAGCGTGACGGCGTGCTGCGTTACCGCGGCGGCCTGCACCAGCTCGGCGTGCCCGCTCGCACCAAAGCAGTATTCTTTTGCGGGCCAATGTGCCCGTCAACTCAGAGGGAGCATGTAAATTGGGTGCGGGAGAACTGGCTCTAGCCGGCTATCGGCGCGAGCGCGGATTGCTTTGGCCGGATTACGATAAGCGGTGCGCCGAGGTCACCTTTGACGAGATGGCCGAGCTTGTGCCGTCCGTGATGTTGCATGTGACGGGTAACCGTCTCGCGGTGCAAGCCGGCGGCAACTGCGGGCAGATGCCGCGCATGCTTGCCGAGCGCTTCGGCACGGTCTATACCTTTGAGCCGGACCACCGGAATTTCGTGGCGCTTACCGTCAACACGGCCGAGCTGCCGAACGTCTTTCGTTACCAGGCGGCGCTCGGCCGGTCGGATACCGATTTGCGCGGTCTCGGCGATGGGGACGGCCGATATCCGGCCACTAACTGCGGGGCCATCTACATGGCCGGCGGCGGCATGATCCCCACGCTCACGGTGGACGGCCTCAACTTGCCCGGTTGTGACTTGCTCGCGCTCGACATCGAGGGCGGCGAGGCGCAAGCGATCCACGGCGCGTCTTGGACAATCCATTCCTACAAGCCGGTGGTGGTGATCGAGGATAAGGGGCTCGGCAAGCGGCTGTATGGCGAGGAAGCCGGAAGCGCTCGCGCGTTGCTCGAGAGTGTGCACAGCTATCGGGAGGTTGCCAAGATCCGCAACGACTACGTCATGGTGCACGCCGGATGAGCAGTAAAGCCGTGATTGTCGCCAACGAGCGTGCGCCTCATCATCTGAGTTGGGGCGCGGCTTTCATGGCCGGGCTGCAGCGCCGCGGATGGTGCGCCGAGATGAGCACGAGCGACAAGCCGTGCGACCTCCTGGTGCGGTGGGGCGTCAAAGACCGGGCCATGATCCAACGTCAGCGCGATGCCGGCGGCGAGGTCTGCGTTCTCGAGCGCGGCTATCTCGGCGACCGCTTCGAGAATACCTCCGTTAGCTTCGGCGGCGGCCTCAACGGTCGGGGCCGGTTCGTCACACCGCCGGGTATCGACCTCGAGCGCTTCCACTCGCTCGGCCTCGAGCTTGCCCCCTGGCATCTCGATAGCGACGGCTATGCGCTCATCATGGGACAGGTGCCTGGCGACCAATCACTCAAGCACGTCAATTTCGAGAAGTGGGTGCGCGAGACGGGGGCCGAGCTGGCGGCGAGCGGGTGGCCCGTCCGCTTCCGGCCGCATCCCGGCAACCGAGGCGGCCCCGACAACTACGGCCTGAAGACGACGCGCGGCACGCTCGCCGAGGCGTTGGCCGGCGCGGGCCTGGTGGTCACCTTCAACAGCAACAGCGGCGTGGATGCGGTGCTCGCCGGCCGGCCCACCGTGGCCATGGATGAAGGGAGCATGGTGCGCGCGGTCGCGGCGCATGATATGAGGGTTATCGCGCCCGATCGGTCGGCGTGGGCCGCGCGGCTCGCCTGGTGCCAATATAGCCGGGCCGAGATGGAAAGCGGCTTTTGCCAGGAGGCGGTGGGCTTATGACTGGTGCGGCAATCCTCAACGAGGTGATCACCCTGCAGCGGGTGACGATCGAGCGCAACGGCCTCGGCGAGGGTGTCGAGACATGGAGCACGCTGGCCACGCGCAAGGCGCAGCGCGCTGACGTGTCGGACGGTGAAGCGGTGCGAGCGGCCGAGGTGGGTGCGCAGATTACGACGCGCTTCACCATCCGCTATAGCAGCGAGATGGCCACCCTCAACGCACTTGACCGGCTGGTGTTTGAGGGCAAGGTCTACAACATTACGGGCGTGAAGGAAAAGCAGCGCAAGCGCTGGCTCGAGGTCAGCGCCGTGGCGCGCAACGATATCGCCGCGCAGGAGACGAGCCCGTGAAGGTGACCGTGCGCGTTGAGGGTTTGAAGGAATGCCGTGACGCGCTCGCCTCGCTGCCGTCGGCGACGCAGCGCAGCGTCATGCGGCGCATCCTCGTGGCGCGCGGCGAGCCGATCAAGAATATGGCCAAGCGGCTTGCTCCGGTCGACACGGGTTTCCTCGCCAACACGGTACGCATCCAGAAGAACACAGGAGGCGGCGCAGGGCGCGCAGCGTTCGCCGCTACCCTCGCCGCGGGCGGCAGCCGTTCGGCCGCCGGCAGCGCCGCACGGTCCGCCAATCAGGCAGCAAAGAGTGGGGTGGAGATTTTCATTGGACCGAATGCCGGCCCGCGCGAGATCGTGGCCGAGTACGGCTCCCGCGATCGCGCTCCCACTCCGTTCATGCGCCCGGCATGGGACGCGCATAAGGGCACGATCTTGAATGACGTGGCCAAGGATCTGTGGGAAGAGATCCAAAAGGCTATTCGCCGCCGGGAAAAGAAGGCCGCCAAGCTGGCCGCCGCGCAAGGGGTTGAGGAATAATGCCGTTCGACATGTTTCCGGAAGATGACGGCGAGCAGGGGCCTTGCCCCGATTGCCACGGCTATGGCTTGCTGACCAAGCACGTTTATTTCGATGGTCAACTTGTCGGTCTAGCGACAGTGCGTTGCGCTTGTCCTGCCGGCCAGAGGGATGATTGATGGAAGAGCTGTTGCGCACATTGCTCGCCGACAGCACGGCGCTTACAACTCTCATCAGCGAGCGGCTGCAATGGGGCTTCCGTGAGCAGGCCACGGCGCTGCCGGCGGTCACTCTCACCAAAATCTCAGGCGGCCCGCTCTATAGCGATGAGGGCGAGGTGGGGCTCGATGAAGTGCGCGTGCAGATTGATTGTTGGGCAGCCAGCTTCACCAGCGCAACCGCTGTGGCGCGCGCGGTGCGTGCCCGCTTGTCCGGCTACTTCGACGCGAACTTCCGCTACATCGCTCTGGACGCCTCGCGCGACATGCGGGAGGGTGGTGCAAATCAGGAAGAATACGAGTATAGGGTGAGCATGGACTTCATAATCCTCCACAGGAGTGTCTAAGCCATGGTGGCAATTGCAGGAAGACAAGTCGAGTTCCGGTGGGGAGACGACAGCCCCATGGATGAGATCCCCGGTGTTCGCGAGAAGGGCATCGAGCTAAACGGCGAGCCGATCGACATCACCAGCGATGACGACAACGGTTGGCGCGCGCTGCTTTCGATCGCGGCCGAGAACCAGGTGAATATCAGCCTGTCCGGCGTGAGCAAGAATGCCCGTCTCCGCAATGACTGGTTCGCCGGCAACCGCCTCGAGCCCGCGCGCATCACCTTCCCGGACGGAAGCGTCATCTCGGGAATGTTCTTCCTCGCCGCGTTTACCGAGACGGCCACCTACAACGCCGCGATGGCGTTTGAGGCGACGCTCAACAGCAGCGGCACCGTCAGCTTCACGCCCGGCTCACCGGCCTAGGCACATGTTTGAACCGATCAAGCTAGAATGGCACGGGAAGCCGGTTGAGATACCGGCTAACCGCGTGCTCGGGGCCATCGCGACCATTGAGGGTGTCATCACCTACAATGAGTTGCAGGACTTCGCTATGCGCGGGGCTTATCCGGCCGCGCGGGTGGCGAGCGCTTACGGCGCGTTGCTGCGCTATGCTGGTGTCGTGACGACTGACGAGCAAGTCTATGAGGGCTTGTTCAAAGACGAGGCGGCGACGGAACTCGTTGTCGGCAGCATGCGTCTCCTGATGATGATGATGATACCGCCGAGCCTGCGAGTGGGCAAGCAAGTCAAGCCCGTGTTGGCACCAGGGGAGAACCCCTCGGGAAACTTGCGGGCGGCGAAAACCCGAGCCTCGTCAAGAGCTTCTTCTCGCTCTTCGTCTCGCAAGACTGGTGCTCGCCGCTAGAATTCTGGCAGTTGACTGTCACGCATTTGCATTGGGTTTATGAAGCGCGTAAGCCGGTGCGTATGTTCGGGGGAATGTCGGAAGACGAGATCCGGGCAATCTACCACGCAACCTATGGGGACGATGAGTAATGGCCGGTTCTGCCGAGGTGGGCTCGCTACGATTGATCCTCGGCATGGACGCCGCGGATTTCGAAGCCGGCGTGAAGCGCATCAACTCCCATATGGATAAGATGGCGGCGAAGTTCGGCGCGGTGGCCGGCATCGCGCAGGAATTCGCGTCGCAATTCATCAACCGCATCGGCAACGCCTTTCAAGCCGTAAGCGACAACATCCTTAAGGCGATCTCCGATGCCGACAAGCTCGGCGATCTCGCGCAGAGCATCGGCATCAACGTTGAGGCGCTTTCGCGGCTGCAATTCGCCGCGAGCCTGGCCGGCGTGGACATCGAGAAGTTTGGTGTCGGCGTCACCAAGCTGAGCAAGGCGCTGCAGGAGATTGCCGGCGGCGCAAATGAGACGCCAGCCGCCAAGGCGTTCACCGCGCTCGGCATCAGCGTCAAGGATCTGAACGGCCAACTCCTCCCCACGGAGGAAATCATCGCGCGCATCGCCGAGAAGTTCTCCGGCTTCGCCGATGGGGCGAGCAAGACGGCGCTGGCCATCAACATCTTCAGCAAGTCCGGCGCGACGCTGATCCCGTTCCTGAACCAGGGCCGGCAGGGCATCGCCGAGCTGATGGCCGAGGCCGATCGGCTCGGCATC